CCGTATTTGCCCTTGTCATCTTTTTCAGTAATGAGTGTTTGAGTAGAACCTTCTGGTATCCACTTCTTAACTATTTCTTTCGCCATAAGACCATATTTTTTTTCTTCTAAGTCTCTTGTACGACTCTCAGGAGTATCGATACCATAAAAACGAATACGTTGTTTACGAAGCCACACACCGAATCCCATATCAATATCTACATCAGAAGTGTCGCCATCAATTACCCGTAGTATTACACATCTATATTCGTACATTACTTGCCTTTCAGCATCTTTTGTAGTTCAGCAGTACTCCCTACAAATAATGCGTTAGTTACATTTTTAGGTGCGTTGTTAGGAACATCTTTAAGTCTCTTCATCTTCTCTTGAAGATCACCTAGTTTTTCGGTAACTTCTGCGACTTGTTTGATAAGATTTCCAGCAACCTCATATCCTCTTGGATGTTCGCCTTCCTTTGCAATATGTAATATTCCATCAATTGCAACTGAACCTTTTTCAACCAAATTGTAAAATTGTTTCCTTTGATATTCATAATCTGCCTCTATGTCTATATCGGGAGTTACATGAGGTACAACAATTTCTTTTCCCATATTAATAATCTCACCAACGGTTTCTGATTCTATCTCAATCACACCTAATGCTTTATCTATTTTATCATTCATGTTATATATTTATACCTCCCATAATCTAAATTTGCTTTTTCTAAGTCCTCTGTGTGAATAACTGTGCCATCTCCGTAAACAGCTTCAACACCGTATCCATAACTTTTCCATCTTTCAGGCCGTCTGTAAAACATCAAAGTTTTTCCTATATTATAAGCATACTCAGAATCACCTGTATGTTTTGCTATAAAATCTCTCAATTCCATTTTTGCTTTTAAAAAATCCTCTTTATTTCCATGAAAATCTGAATGCCATACTATTCGTTTTTCTATATTACGGTTGATAGCATACTTTAACATGTCTGGAGCAAAGAAAAACGGTTGATAATTGTCAAGGTCTACTTTAGAAACTTTAATATCTTGTAAAAACCTCCAAGATTGTGTAAGATACGTATATCGAGTTATAGGCCACCACCTTTTATAATTTTCTTCTTCATCATCATTCCAATGAGGAGCTTTCTTATCTCCATGTTTTGGAAACCCAGTACTACCAAAAAGTCTATCAGCTTCACAACCAGTGGTAAAAATATTCTTATCTATCTGTGCTTGAGAAAACAATTCTAAAGGTTCTACAATTCTACAATTATAATCTTTAATTCTTTCTGCCATATATGGCCAACAACGTAAGGGATAGTCAGTTCCCATTATAATATTTAATTGGTCTTTAGGACACACCTCTAAAAGTGCTGTAAGAATTACTGCTGAATCTAAACCACCAGAATAAAAAAGGTCTATTTCTTTACCCATATCTGATATATCTTGAGCTCGATTCATGAAAAGATCATCAGCTGATATTTTATCTACGGATGGATAATATTCAAGTTTTATATTAGGAAAATGATCATTTTTCATTTTAAAAGAAAACTCATTTTCTCCTAACAAGTCATTAACATGCCATTGCGGCGGGCGACCTATGAACTCAACAAATTCTGTGTCCCTAAGATGATTTTGTAACCATTCTTTATTGGAAGAGTATTCATTGAAAACAGTCTTTCTATAATTAGATGAAAAAAATAAAAAATTCTCAGTCATAATGTAAGTTCGTTTTTAGTCATATATTTCATAATATTCTTTCTATTAACAACAGTACCATCTTCCGTTACAGCAAGAACAGTATAGTCGGGTGGTAAAGGAGAGAGCAGTTGTTTCTGCACATTTGGGTATGTTATAGTTTTTGGAGCGCCATAAGCGTAATCTCTATCTATTGTCTTTTCATAGATAAAATCTCTAATCATCATCTTTGCTTTCAAATATTGTTTTTTATGTTCTTCTAAGGGACTAGGAGTGTAATAAACCATTTCTCCATTCATATGCATATTGATAGCATGCCTCTCAAAATCTTCATGATAAAAGAATGGCTGGTAGTTATTCATATCAACATGATCTACATGAAGGTTTCTAAGAAACCTCCAAGACTGTGTGAGGTAAAGTCTTCGGTGTTTTTCGTACCATCTCTTGTCGTTCCATTCTCGATTACTAGGATCGCTAAGATTTCCTGCTTTACTTCTATCGATATGATATCCAAGATGGTTGTTTGGGTCTGCCTGAGCATAAATAGTAATTAAAGTATACCCATCAGCACCATATAACATATCTGCTTCACAACCAGTGGTAAAAAGATTTTCATCAATTTTTGCCGTGCCAAATAAATCACCATCGCCCATAGTTACATGGGGAAAGTGTTTAATAGAATCTTCATATAATTTTGGATATTCTTCTATGGAAGAGCTACTACCCATTATAATATTAATTTGGTCTTTAGGACATACTTCTCTTAATGCAAGGAATATGGCAACACTGTCTAACCCCCCAGAATAAAAAAGGTCTATCTCTTTTCCCATATCCCTCATTTCAATTGCACGTTCCATGCATAGATCAGAGAAGGTTGATAGACCATCAGTAAATTGATATTTGACTTCTGAATAATGTTTTTGAGACATATTGAAAAGGTATTGTTCTTCGCCATGCTTATCGTTTAGGAACCAAGATTTAGGTCTAGTATATTTTTCTAAAAGATGAAATTCTTCTAGTTGCTTGAAAGAAAATTCCTCTACAAACTCATCAGAAAATTTTTCCCAACCTTGATTTTCAGCACTGAAAAGAGCATTATCATTTTGAGCAATATTATAATTTACATAATATTCCCAAGCATCACGGTATTCATTACTTACATATACAAATTTAGTCATGATATACTTTTATCTAGGGTGTCTTATCTTCCCCTGTTTCTGGATCATATTCTTTAGCATCTTGGAAAAATGAACTAGATTCATTAAAACCAAAATCATCATCTGCATCAGCAGAGGCTGGATTAGGAGTAACAGTATACCTCTGTTCTCTCTTAGGAGATGCATCTGGCATATCTGTATATTGATCTGCTTGGACAGTTTTAATAACCTTACTAGAAGTAACAGGCCCATACAAATAGAATTTTGCAGTAAACGTAAGAGTATAGATTATAGTAGTTCTAGAAGTAAAATCTCCTTCATAAGTATCTTCATAATTTACAGCACTTAATACTATAGGTACATCTCTTTTTATACCCATATCTGTATTATCATTAAGTGTTACTGTATAATCTGGTTGAAAGTAAGGAAGAATCTGTTCTACAATCTGCAACGCATCATCTGATTGTTTCGCTAAAATATACAAAGTAAAATCTATATTATAAGGAACAGGCATATATTGTGTATCAAGTTGATTTGACTTTGCACCCTTTACCTTCTTAAACTGTTGGACTCGATTTAACTTACGTTGAGGATCATATGCAATACCAGCAATTTCAAAACCTATACGTGGAAGAGTTACTGCTACTTGTTTAGTTAGGTCTGCATCTTCACGCAAACGTGCAAGGAACTTTTGCCTGGGGCCATATGCTAAAGGCACTTTCATAGATTGTGTTATTGTTCCACTATTATCCTTACGAACTAAGTGAATATCGTTAAACATACTTCCAAAAGCAACAACCACTTTTCGAATTGTTTCATGGTAGAACTGCTGCCCTAACATAATATAATCTCCTTTTTAATTTCATATCTCTCACGCCGTCTTGCATTAATAACATCTTTTCTTTGGGCATAAGTTTCTTTATGTCTTTTCGCATCTGACAACTTTGCCATTTGTCTGCGTTTTTCTCTTTGTTCTGGAGTTTCTTTTTTCGCACGATACTCTTTGTTATACTCACGCATATATGCATTACGTTGTTCTGGATTATTGTGGAAGTCGCCCTCACACTTACCATGAACATAATTAACAAAATGTTGTGGAATACCCTCCATCTCTTTAGCAAGTTGTTTCTTACTAGGATTTGGTATATCACTTAAATCTAACATTATGAGCTCCCAGCGTCACCGAATGGATTTTTCTCAGAGAAGTCTAAGACAGTATCATCCAATTCGTCAAATAATTCATTTTGAGCAGACTTGTCAACACTACTAGTGTTAGCACCTCCACTTCCTATTATATAGTCTTCTGCAATTAACCAACCTCCATGACCAGTATCAGCATTATGTTCCATAAGAATACTTTCACCTACAGAACTAGAATCATCCTCACCGACAATATTATCACTGTCAGTTTCATCTATAACCAAACCATTATCAGAAAATAATTCTAATCTAAATGGTTCGTTTTGAGCAGCAGTTTGTTCAAGTGTAAACTGATAAGTGAGGGTGTCAGTAGACAACGCATCTTCAATGGCATCAATTGCATCAATACCTGTATCCAATGCTTCTGAGCTGTATTCGAATAAACGACAGCGCATTTTATATACTGGATTATTATCTAACTGATTAAATGGATCATCATGATCGACAAAATTAATTTGAAATAATTTCTTTAGTGTTGGATGATAAATTGCATCGCCTTCTAATGGACGATCTGAATCAGTTGCATCTGTTTCTGATATAATGTAATATGTACTACCTTCAAATTTATTTGCAGCAATAGTACCAGATTCTAATAAGACAGAACCAGAAGAAGTAGAATCTGTTCCTGACTCTATCTGAATTTGCATTGCCTTATCTTGAAATCTTGTTTTACTTACAACAAATGTTGCTTCACTTAAATTTTGCAAACCAAACTGAGACATGATCTCTCGTTCACCAGCATAACCACCACCAGAATCTTCCATATACATTTCAATAGGAACTTGTGTCTCAAATTTCGAAAGAGCATCAGTACCAAATACATTATCTTCTGCTACTAAAGTCCTATCAAGATAATAGACATCGTGGCCATGTATCTGTATCGCTTCTGAAACTAAGTTTGCATAAAGTGCTTGTTCAGCTGAAGTACCTTGTAGATTGCTGGTATGAAAATGTTTATTAACAGCCATACCTTATCCTACACCAAACATCATTGGAGGTTCATTAAGGTTTATTGTCTCTTCCATTTTTTGCTGTTCATCTATGGCTTGTGAGTAGATTTGTTCACCATTCATAGTAACACCACCTAACATAGCAACCCCACTAAACTTAGATAAGTTTGCGCCCCACTGTTTTTTAATGAGAGCTGTTGCATATCTTTTAAGAAGAAGATCGTCAAACAAGTTTGTATATGTTGCAGGGTCTAATTTACGAAAACATTCAATAACAATGTAGTCCTGTCCACCAATAAAATCATTAGACCAATCTGCATCAAGATACAAACGTCCTTGATTGTGATTAAATCTTATGGGGGCCTCTCCAACGAGAATATGTTGTAGAAAATCTAAATTATTCATCATCATCTCATATTGAACAACAGATGTAGAACTTAAATCATATAAATCATTTAAATGTAATTGATAACGAGCATCAAACATATTTGCACCAGTTCCAGTTCCAGTAAGGGGGAATACTTGAACTACAGAAACAACAGCACTAGGTAAAGGTATATAATTTGTGCCTTCTAACCAACTCGCAGTAATTGTTGCATCTACAACATCTGTTCCTGTAGTGGTTTCATTTTCTCTTGCTCTAGTAACTTCTGCCTCAGTAACCAAATGTTTAAGATACATTCTTTCAATACCATCATAATGATACTGTGCAATATATTGTAGAGCTTCATCAATACGATCATCTGCTTGGGCATCTGATATATTAATATCAATAACACCATCACCTAATGATCGTAAGCAGTATTCTTTAAAAGTAGATTTAGTAGTTGGAATGGCCATGTATAATCTCCTACCTCTATTTATAAATTAACTGTCTTGTTGCGAGACAATTAGGGCCGAATTCTACTCCATGATCTAACCATTTTCCTCTTTTCTTAAAACCAACACTTTCGTAGGTTTTAAGAGCAAGTTTCCTCGGCATACTCCAAATCCAATGACAATCCTCAGATTTGCCTTGAATTATTGCTTGCATCAACAGAACCTTACCATATCCCTTACTTCTATAATCTTCTTTGACCCATAATCCTCTAGAACGATAAACCTTATCATCAGTTCTAAATCCACTGTTAACACCCACAATTTTATTATCTTCTTTGATAACAAAGAATGTAGGCGAATACTTTTCAAATATAGAATGGTTTTTTGTAATTTCTTTTGGTTGTAACCAAAAAAGACTACTCATATTCTCTATCTTACTAATTCTTCCTGGCCAAAGTTGTTCATTCCAAATAGGGTAGACTTCTTCAAATGTAGATTCAAGTACTTCCATAGTTATATATAGGTGTATGAGAATAGGGTTAATTGCATCGTCTAGAAGTGGAAGTACATATTTTCGTAGGTTTCTTTGCAATACTTTCGGTCTTTATGATCCTGCTTCATGGTTAAAGAAGAATGATTATAAAGATATAGAAAAAGAAAACTGGGCAACACAACCACACCTCCTTAAAATACTACCCCATTACATACCAGAGGATCAACACTTTGGAGAAATGATTGACGGGTTTCCTTGTATCTGGTTATACAGAAAAGACGTACTATCACAATTTTTGAGTCATATAACACGTTTTGCCTCATTACATACCAGAGGATCAACACTTTGGAGAAATGATTGACGGGTTTCCTTGTATCTGGTTATACAGAAAAGACGTACTATCACAATTTTTGAGTCATATAACACGTTTGCGAACAAAAGTTAACCACATTCATTACGCATCTGAACGTCCAGAGATTAAAGATAATAGCCTTAGAGCCACTAAAGAAGAGTTCGATAGATTTATGTCTAAGTTAGAGCAGTTTTGGGATATCTATTACACTCACAATCAGGGAGCTCTGGTTGCGTTTGAAAATTTTCTTGATGATCCTTTAAGTACTCTTGCAGACCTACAAGAACAATACGGATTAAAAGCAGACAATAGAGTGAGAACACAACTCACTATTAAATTGGGGATTGATTATGAAGAAAAGTTTGAAAATATTGAAGAAATCAAAGGGTGGTTTGAGTGAGTGACTATTGTATAGTTTGCACTCCACGTTCTGGTTCATATTACCTTATGGAATATATGTGCAAAACTTTCAATCTTGCAGAAGGCAATGAATGGTTTGGTAGAAACAAAGCAATTGATCTTTCTAAACCATTTGAGTTGAAACAAACTAGAGTAGATATAGATTGGACTGTAAATGAAGACCTACTTACACCAGAAGATATACAGAACAGACTACATCATTTAGAAAACTTTCCTGTGCCTTTTTGTATAAAGGCCATGCCACTACAGCTTACAAATACCGTGGAACAAGTAGACCTTCCTACAGAAGAGAGAGTAGAATTTGCTTTAGAAATTCTAAAAGACTTTGATCCAATATGGTTTCAGCGTCTAGATAAGATATCACACTTCTGTTTTGAAATAACTGCAATGCATTGCAGTCAACCAGACTACCCCAGAGATAGAGAATTTTCTGCATATGACCCAGAGAAAAGAAAAGTACCAAAACCACAATCATTTGTTGCTACAGAATATAATTTTGAAAAATATATGTTTCGTGAAGAATTTACAGATGAATTAATGAAACATCTAGATGCACCACAAATAGTATATGAAGATTTTGTTGAGGATCAAGATGAATGTATTATGGAAGTTGTAGAGTGGTATGGTTTAACTCCAGAGTTTAAAGAAGAAAACAAAAGAGATATTATACACAACCCAGACTATACAAAAATATTTAAGAACTACAAGGAAATTGAAACATGGTTTCGTTAGACTATATGATAAAGGGTGAGTGGATTGATGGATCAGAACTATACAATCCAGGCCCAAAGTTTATAGAACAACTAGCAGACTTACTAGCAGAGTTGCACTCTTTACCTCATGGGCCTGACTTTGCAACATATGATGACATACCAGAATCTAACATGAGAGATGTTGTTTATGATCTAGTTAATTGGTTAGAAAGGGATACTTTTACTGAAGATGCCTTATATGATTTCTATGCAATTAGAAATAACTTAGATAAAAGATTTTATCTTCATGGAGATTTGTGGAGACAAAATATACTGGTAGATGAAGAAGGAAATCTTAACGGTTTGCGAGATTGGGAATCGTTATCATATGGTGATCCACATTGGGACTTTCGTATGATAAGACGGTGGATAGGGTGGGAAGGTTTGAATGAACTTCTTTGGAGATATAATAGACAAGTTGAATGGAATTGTGTGCAA